GTTGTCTGTGGAGTAGAGCGGGTGACGCGTGGGTTCGCGCAGAGGATATTCGCGGCCGCGCAGATTCGCCGCAGCACAAGTGCGGCACACGGCGCGTCCGCATTTTTCAATCTCCGCCGCGCGCCCGCACAAATTGAAATAAAAACAAGGAGGCGGCGCGTAGCTTTGCGCACCACGCATCGCGTCAATCGACTCCGCAAGCCGCCGCGCTTCGCCGGCCTGCGCGGCGCGCGTTGGTTTGCCGGTCTGCGCGGCGCGCGCTGATTTGGACGAGAACTCTTCGGGTGGGCGAGACCTCGGAGGGGCGATTCGTGCGGACGGCGCTGCCCTTCTCGATCGCTTGGAGCGCCCAGTTCGAGAGGACCGTGAGCGCATCCAGGCCAAGAGAAAATTCCTTCGATTGCGGGGAATGTATTCGATCCGGAAAGTCAAAAGATGTGTCGCCCCCTGCCTGCCGGCAGGCAGGGGGCGGCACAAAATCGCGGGACTCTGCAAAGGTCGGCGAACGAACTCGATCGAGGTGCTACTTCAACCGAGGCGCGATCCTGCGGCCGACAAATTCTAAATCGCGATCTCGAAATCGCCATTCGCGCGTATCCCGCGCGCCGATTAATGATGCGCGGCGATGGCGCCGGCGACGGCTCCCGTGGCGGCGCCGATCGCGAACCATTTCGCGCCGCGGCGAAATCGCGTCCAGAAACGTCCACTCTGCGCGCTCGCGCTCGAGACGGCGGCGTTGCGCGCGCTCGTCAGCGCGGTGACTTGCGTTTGCGCGTCGGCCAAATCTTTTTTCGCGGTGTCGAGGCCGAGCGTGGTCGCCTGGCAATTTTCAAGATAATCGTAGAGCGGCTGGAGATCGGCCTGGGGGATGTTGGCCACCACCGGGGCGAGTTCGGTCGGAACACTGGGCGCTGCGGGACTCGCGCCTTGTGCGCCCGGGCTCGCGGCAGATTGCGCCGCCGAGGATTGCATGCCAGGTTTCATCGCCGCGATTTGTGCTGCGGCGGATTGCGCGGCGCCCCGGGCGTCAGCGGAATTGGTCGCCGCGAAATTCGTCGCGCTCGAGGATTGATTCCCTGCCCCGGGCGTCTGCGCGTTAGCGGAATTGCTCGCTTCGGATGAAAGGCCGGCCGGCACGGAAGACAGCGTGATCGGAAGCGGCAGCGCTGGCAGCGCTCCCGGCAGCGCGGCCAGCGCCTGCTGCGGCGTCTGGACCTGTTTTTCGAGCGCGGCGATCTGCGCTAGCTGCGTCGCGAGCTGCGCATCGCGCGCTTTCTCGCTAGCCGCGGCCGCGGCCACTTGCTGCTGCGAAGTCGCCAGCGTGGCCGCCAGCGCCGCCGCGGAACGATGCGCGGAAAACCACGCCTGCGCCACGATCGCGCCGGCCGCGATCAGCACGAAAATCGCAATCGCGCGCCAATGCTTCCAAGCAAGTTCGCCGAGTGAGGTCAAAATTGACATGATGGCGCTCTCCGGAGCGGCGCGGTGTCGCGCGCTCTTGTGTCGTCTCCCGCGAGGCTCGAGCCGGGTCTACCGCTCGTTTCAATTGGGAAAATGCGATTGAGTGCCCGCCGAAACTCCAAAAGTACCGTCGGATTGGTACTACAAGCTCATTGCCACAGCCGCGCTCGATAGCCAAAATGGTTCACGTCAGGCAGGAGGGTTCTGGTGACAACGTTCGCGGTGCCAATCGTGGTGCGAGAGACTGAAATTACCGAGTTCGGTTCCGAAAGAGCGATACGCAGCGCAATTGAAAAGATCGAAAGCGCCCAAGTGCTGGCTCATTGCCGCGCGAATAGAGTGATCGTCGTTCGCGCCGTAAACGAGCGCATGGCCGAAATGATGGTCAATCGGCACTGCAAAGATAATCACCTGCACGCCGTCAGAATCGACCGCCCCATCGAAGCCGAAACGCTCTAGCGCAGAGCGCCGCGAAATCCGCCGCGCGGTAACAGTCGCGTGGTGAGCGAGGCGGTCGGCGATATTGACTCGCCCCACGGTAATCGGAAGTGCCGCCCTAAAAGGGCGGCGCTACATAACCCGCAACCACGCGACGCGCGATGTTTTTTCCGGCCGTAGCTTTTCCGGGTGCCCCATCCTTGCGGTTTTTGCAAGGGTGGGTCTTTGTCCTTCTCCGATTCCGCCTCATATTTTCTGTCAGCGTTCTAATCGCCGCGCCGCATAAGCTATCGTTGCGCGCACACTTTCATTTGTATCGCGCCACGCGGGCCAAAACTTCCGCCGGATAATCGCGATTCGATCCGCCGTTCCACGCAAGCAGCGCGCGCGTTTGGTCTCCTTGATTCGCATCAAACTTCGCGCGCAATTGCCGGCAGCCGAATTCCAGACCCGTCGCCGGATCGCACAATTCCGCCAGCGAAGCCGCTTGGCACCCGAGTTCGCGCGCCACTTCCCCCATCAGTTGCATCAGTCCCCAGGAAATCGATCGCGTGTAAGCTTCGGTCGCCGAAATTTTCCCCGCGTTGTAAAGCGGTGCAACGTAGCGCGCCAGAAATCCCGGCTCGTAGCGCACCGCCCAAGTGTTCCACGCCGATTCCTGCTCGACCACAGCGCACACCAGCGCCGGATCGAGCGCATGCGCAACCGCCGCAGCACGAGCAAGCGCGATCAGTGCGGCCGATGCCGGCATCGGAGAGAATCGCGGAGAAGATCACAGACCCACCCTTGTCCTCCGCGGCAGACAAGGATGGGCCACCCGCCAATTCAAAAGATGTGTCGCCCCTACGGGGCCAAAAGATTTGAGGAATAAATCTATTTGCGCATGCATACCCAGGGCTTACGCCCTGGGTACGCGGCCCAACAATTTTTTTTTGTTCTCAAATGTTTTTCCGGAGCGCCGTAGGTGCGACACAAACGCGCGCGGAAATTGTATTTGACCAAGAAATTCAAAACATGCGCTGCCCCATCTCACTCGTGCCGCTTCGGATCGGTGAGGTCGATGAAGCCGATCGGCGGCGGATCGTCGACGTGGATTCCGAGATGATCGGAGATCATGCGCAGCCCGTGATAGATGTGCGGCAGATGATTGAAGGCCATCGCCGTCACGAACGCACGCCGAATTTCATCGTCACGCATCCGGCGATGGATCCAGCGCATGAACACAGAGAATTGCGCCAGAATCGTGAACGCGACGACGACCCAGTACGGGTTCATGTCGTCCTCCGATCTGATCTGGCGTGGGGCGAACCGAGCCGGCGCTGGATTTGCTCGCCGTCCGCTCGCGCACCCTGCATTCTGTGGCGCGCTCAGATTTCGGGCGAAAGCTCCGAGTCCCGCGCGAAAATCCTCGGCATCAGGAACTTTCGCGGTAAGCGAGACAGAGAACTTTCGCCGTACAGCTGTCAAATAAATGTCACATTGTTTTTAAATCGCGCCGCCGATGCCGGCCGTGAGTCCGTTCGGTCCGATGCCGAGATTGAAACTGTTGCTCGGCGCCGCGGCGCGTTGCTGCACGCCCAAAATATCGCTGGGAATTCCGAGCGCGCGTCCGAGCAGCGAAGAATTTGTGCCGTACAAACCGGCCAAACCCTGCAGCGCGGCGAGCTGATCGGATTGCTGCTTATTCGCAAACGCGATTTGCGCATTTTGCGCGACCGTCGCACCGCTGGTGCCGTATTGCCGCGCGAGCGCGTCGAGCGTGCTGTTGTAACCGGCGTTGTTGTTGGTCGCGGCGGCGCGCGTGGCGGCGTTGTTCATCAGCGAGTCGAACGTGCTGCCGAGCGCGCCCATGGCTTGCCCCGTGATCGCCGATTGTTGCGCCGGCGTGTAGCCCGGATTGTTCAGCAAATTCTGGTAGCCCGGCAGTAATTGGCTGTAGAGCGATTGATTCTGGCTATTGAGCTGCGTGTTGATCGCGTTCTGCGACGCAAGCTGCGCGTTGGTCGCCGCAACAGTTTGCCCTTCTGATCCGCGCCCCATGTGACACCTCCGTTTTGTAATGGCACGCTTTCGAGCGTGCCGAATGCGATTCAACGAATGTGGTTCTGCGTTTGCGAATTTGCCGTGGCCTTTGTTTTTGCGGGTGCCCCATCCTTGCGCAGTTTGCAAGGGTGGGTCCGTCGATTTTGTTTTTGGTTATTCGCGATTTACGCGAGCGAAATCCAGCAGTCCATTTGATTTTGGTAGGCCCGCAACGCGATCAATCAGTCCCGTAGCCTGCCTGCCGGCAGGCAGGGGGCGGCACAATCTAGCCCAGGGCGGAAGCCCTGGGTACCATCACCCAATTATCTTTCTCAAATGTTTTTCCGGAGCGCCGTAGGCGCGACACAAACGACCGCGCAAATTGTATTTGATCTCACAAATTCAAGAGATGTGTCGCCCCTACGGGGCTAAAACATTTGAAGAATAAATTTATTTTTGCATTCGTTCCCAGGGCTTCCGCCCTGGGCTAGGCTGTTTCGCCCCCTGCCGGCCGGCAGGCAGGCTACGGGGCTGGTTCGTGACGACGCGGCGATTATCGATTTTGTTTGGCGCGCGAAGAGCTAAAACCAAAATCGACAGACCCACCCTTGTCCGCCGCGGCGGACAAGGATGGGGCACCCGCCTTCGCCAAGGCTTCGGCGGGCAGGCCCGGAAAACCAACGACCCAAACGTCTGCGCGTGGAATTGTGTTTACGAATTTCCGCCAACCGTCGTCTTGCCGAATCCGGAGCCGCCGGAGCCGCCGCTCGCGGTCCCGCTGCCCGACGACGCCTGCGGCGCGGGACCCGCGGCGCCTCCGCCGACCACCGGCGTTGCCGGCGCGCCGAAGACGACCGCACTCGATGGCTGCGAGCCGAGATATTGCGAATACCCGCGCCAATACAACGTTTGATTGCCGAGCGAAACGCGCAAATTCCGCGAGCTGCCCAGAAAATAAACGTGCGGCGCGGAAAAGCCGGGCGTCGAATCCGATTCCGCGAAATAATAAATCCCGCGATTCACCGCGGAATTATCCGTGATGGCCACATCGAAGATTCCGTCCGCCGCGACCACCGAGATCCCGCCGATCGGCGCGGGCGCCGCGATCTCTCCGGAGGGATCCACGCCCGTCGCCCGCCCAATCGAATTCACCGCGGAGACAACCTGCGTGAGCGCCTCATACGTGTACGGCGATTCCGATTTGATCCGCGCGAGTTGTGAGAGCGTGAGCATTGTCGATTGGTCCCCGATTTGCCTTTGTAGCGCCGGCCTTCAGGCCGGCATCGCGGCGGCGCGACAAACGCCAGAAAAGTCTGCCAGGCTGAAGCCTGGCGCTACAAATTCAAATCCTTCGGGCCCGTTGAATCACGCGACGTCGACTTTGCGCGTGAAACACGGCCACGGATCGCGGCGCCAGCCTAGACGCGCGAGACGCCGGCCGAACGCGCGCGCGACCGGCGGCGGCAGAAACGCCTGCGCGTCGTCGAGCCCGCGCGCGGCGGCGTCGCGGCGCGTGGCTTCGTGCATCACCAGAAAACGCTGCCAGCGATCGCGCGGCGTGCCCGCGCGCGGATCGTGTAGCAAATAAGTTTCGGCCGTCAGCCGCAGCAGCACGGCCATCGCCGGCGCCCCGGAATCGTCCTCAAGCACCAATTTTGAAATGAACAGCGGATTCGATAGATCCGGAAACGGATAATTGAAACCTTGCGCAGCGTGAAGTCGACGCAACGCGTCGAGATCGGTTTCTTTATATTCGCGGATCAACATCTGTGGTGCCGAACGACGCGCCGATTCCGCGCGGGGGTTTCGGGCGTTTCCGGGTGGCCCATCCTTGCGTCTTTCGCAAGGGTGGGGCTTTTGAATTTGTGATTACGCGCAGAAATCACAATCGACAGACCCACCCTTGCAGAAAGCGCAAGGATGGGCCACCCGAAAAAGCAACGGCCACGGCAACAATGACGCCGCAACAAAACCGCCGGCGCTAATTCACGCCGCGAACGATCGCCCACGGATCGGGCATGAGCGACGGGATGAACCGCTGCATTTCAAACCACGCGCCCACCGCATTGGTGCCGAATTGGAAGGCGACGCGCTCGGCCAAAACATTTATCGGCAACTCCAAATCTTTCGGCGAGGGCGAGACGAGCGGCAGCGTGGGTAGCGCTGTAGCGAACGCTTCGTTAGCCGCGAAGGCGGTGAGATTCAACGTGCCAGCGCCTTCCGCATACAAAGTGAGATACGAAAATAATTTGCGATGTGCGCGCACGTCGTACTGCTGCTCGAGATCGTGGCTCAGAAAGAAAAATGTGGTGTAGTAAGCGTCGATCGCGGCGCCGTCGTCGGAATATTGCGCGTCAAGCATTTGATAGATCTTTCCGTTCGCCGTGCCGTTGCCCAAAAAAAGTTGCGCCGTGCCATCCGCGCGCTCGGCCAGCGTGGCGCAATTCGCCACGATGCTCCACGGGCACCAGCGGCGCGAGCGCCCGGCGGAAAACAACTTTCCGCTGATCGTGGAAAAGTGATACGGGCCCAGCGCCGCGATTTCGCTCGACGAAAAGCAACTGCGGTAATCGAGCATCAGCACGATCGAAGGAGTGGTGGCCGAGCCCAGCGGCACGCCGCACAAAATGCGGCGATTGTGCGTATCCACGCGCACCCACAGCGTGTGCGCCGCGGCCCAATTGATTTGGTCCCACAGCGGCTGAATTTCCTGCGAGATTTTCGTGGGCTCACCGCCATCATATATATAGAGGCCCTGCCGCGCGGCGATCACCGCCCAATCTTCGCCAATGTCCACGCCGTTCACGGACGGCGTGCCGATGGTGCGCGAAATTTCGGTGACGGTCCACGAAGCGGGTTCGTTGCCGCTGCTGTCCTGCGTGGAATACAAGCCGTGATCCTTCGCGAAATATAAAATGCCGCGCAATTCAAACGCAGCGCGCACGGCTTGACCATCGCCGTCCGCGATTTCAAGCAAGCCGGTGACGCCGTCGTAGCTTTCCGGGCTGCCCGCGCCGGAAGCGCGCACCACGCTGGTGTTGTACGGCTCGGCGGTGGGAAAAATCTCAATGTTGTCGACGCCGAATCCGCCGCCCACGCTCGGCGTGCCGTCGGCAAAAACGCGCAGCACCAAATCCGCCGGCACGGTGGACATCGCGGCCGTGAGCGGCGCGATAAATTCCTGCCACGCGCTGGTGGCTTGCGCCGCGGTGACTTCAATGCCGGTGGTATTGATGCCGCCCGACGCGCTGTAAAGATGAATGTGCAGCGTGCCCTGCGTGGCCGGCGGCGAACCGACAGCGCGCACGCGCGCGCGCACTGAGTACGCAGTTTGCACCGCGATGCGCGTGACGCCGAGAGGATCGGCCACCGCGCTCTGCGTGATCAGTCCGCGCGTGGCGGTCGTGCCATTGCCCAAGATGTCGTACGCGCCGCCCCACACGCCGTTATCGCGCTGGCCGCCGGTGTAAAACGTCGCGTCGGGAGTCCATCCGAGAGGCACGCCGCTGGTGGGATCGAAGCCGCCGTCGAAAGTGAGATTTTGCCAGTTCGATAATTTATTTCGCTCGCCCCACCAAAACATTCTGTCGGAATATCCGATGCCGCCGGCGCATTCGCCGAGCTCAACCAAATTAAAAAGTGGATCGGCCAGCGTGCCGGCCAGCACTTGCGAATCCGAAAAATCCACGGACCACGTGGTGGTCACGGTGTCATTGATCTGCATTTGCGGCGAGCCTTCATCGCCCGTGGTGTAATAAAACGACGCGCCGCCCGACGCCGTGAACATCAAAATTCGCGCCACGATGTTCACCAGATTCAGCGGCAGCGGAATGCCCGTCACTTGCGCGCGGCAATTCCCTATCGAGGTCCACGAAATCGCCGGCGATGGCTGCGTGATGTAGCCCTGCCGCGTGATGAACGCGACCGCGACTTGATGCGTGCCCGCCGCGATTGAGCCGAGCGGACTCGCCGTGCCCGCGTAGTCGGATTCATTCACGCCCGCTTGCGCGAAAGTGAATTGCGTGCCGCTCGAGATCGACGCGACCGCAAATGTCCCGTTCAAATCCGATGGCGCGCCGGCCGTGCCGCTCGCGCCGGCTTCGTCGTCGCCGATTTGCACCCAGGTGAAAATTGTGTTCGTGCCATCCACGGTGGCCACGATGTATTCGCCATTGAAATCCGTTGTGCCGCCGGTGACGCCGGCGACCAGAATTTCCGCGCCGGCGGCGATCGCCAGTGCCGCGGAAGCGTTCGCGGTGACCACGTCGCCCGAGCGCTGAATCGTCGCGAGCGCGATCGGCGCGGCGGTGGTCACGTTCGCGATCACAATTTGGTCCGAGCTATCGAGATTGTGCGCCGTGGCCGTGTTCACGGTGACCACATTCGACGCGCGCGTGATGCTCGAAATATTCGCAATCACGTCGGCCACCGCCGCGGGTCCCGCGCCCGGACCGACCTGGCTCACGCGATCGAAATAAGTTCCGTCATATTGACGCGGCAGATCGAGCCCAAATTGCCCGTCGCCAAACGCCATGTATTCGCGCCCGAATAAAGTAGCGGAAGCAGCGCGCGCCCCGGCCACGATGCCCGACGCAATTTCCGTGAGCACGCCCGGCGCCGAAGAAAGTTCTCCCCACAGCGTACCGTTTGAATCGAGTGCCAGCAGCGTTTGCGCGAGATTCTGCTGAATGTACGTTTTCAGATAATTCACGGTGGGATTTCCCGCGATCGGCGTGTAAACCGATTGCAGCCCCGGCCGCGTGCGCACCGCGCCATTCAAAAACGAAATGTCCTGGCAATCCGGCGAGCAGCCAAACGGCAAATCCGGCGCAGCCATATCGGTGACAAGCCCGCCAAACAAATCCAGCGGAACGTCGGTTGTGCCTGCGATGCTCATGATGTTTGGTCTCGAAGTGTGAGAATTATTCCAACCGAGCACAGTTAAGAGTGCCTGCGCCACAAATGCACAAATCAACCGCGATGGTTTTGATCTTGGAGGGCCAGGCTTTAGGCCGGCATTGCGAATCCCGCCATGAACGCGGTGAAATGAAAGATGCCAGCCCGAAAGCTCGCGCTACAACTGCCGGAGCAGCGGTCGTGAGGCGCCAAGTTATTTGAAATCGGTTTCTGAAAGACGAAGTTGCGGAACTACCCTATATCGGCCGGTCCTTGAATGTTGTGGGCGGGCGTTTCTTCGGAGCTCGGAGACCGAGCAGAATCATTCCCGTGCAAATTCCGCTAAAGATCAGAATCGGAAATATCATCTCGAAGGTCTCCTTCTCTGCCCTCTAACGTGGCGTTTGCTTCTATCTTGATCCGAAAGTATAGCAGAGTGATTCCCGCGACAGCGAAGAAAAGCTCTACCCAGAGCGTTAAAGGTAGCCATCGGAGCCAGAACATCGAGTGAGAGTAAACGTACTGGTCGGCGGTTCTATCGTGCAACACCATATCCAGCGGAACGAATACGAGAACCAGCACACCAATCTCTCTAAGGGATTCTCCCAACAGCCTTCTGTGAATACGATTCATGAAGAGCGCCGGATTCTGCAGGTGAATCTCGGTCGGCCACGCTTCTTCATTCCAGGGCCCTCATTGCTTTCTTCTTGAAGAGCTTCGTTTTCAGAAGCATGCCTCCGCCGTCATCGTGCAGAGCGTAGAGTACCAACTGCTACCGTACACTGCAAATAATCAGTACAGTTTGGGATTATCTGCCTACAACAATTTCCGGAACGCGGCCTCGAACTGAATGTTGGTGTCGCCGGAAATGCGGGCGGGATATGTGCTGGCGGCGAGCTCGGTGGCCGACGCGGTGCTGATTTTTATTTTGCCGTTATTCAGCGCGCTGCCGGGAATCCAGCCGTAGTTGTCGCCGGTCGTGCCGCCGGCCCACAACTGCACAGGCGTCAAACTCGCGCCGATTTGCCCGGCGACGGTGGTGAAGTCGAGTGTGTCTCCACCAGTCGAGTAGCTGCCCGACGGCGTTAGCTTGCCAAAAACGTAAATGTTCCCCGTGCCGGTATCCACGTCCGTGATCGTGATTGCGAGCGCCATGAGATCTCCTCTCGTTGCAATGATTGCGATGATTGTTGGTTTACGGTTTTCGGTTTATGACGTTGGGTTGTGTAGCGGAGGCCTTCAGGCCTCCGCTACAAAAGGCTTTTCGCGCGCGACGAAAACAATTTAGTCCGTGATAGATTGCGATATGGACATCGGGTGACAACTACTCGAAAATTCGCGCATCTTGTCCCGATCCTGTGCATCGCCGCGCAGATGGCAGTGTTTTCCATCGAATTTCACCATTGGTTGCCAATCACGAATGTATGGAACGCCGATATGATCGCAACTCTCGTGGCCGTCGTTGGCAGCGTCTACGCCGGCGTAAAAGCGAATCGGTGGTGGTTCGTGTTGACCGGCATCGAAGCGCTGATTGCGATCTTGCTCGCCGTCGCGCTGGGCGGGTAAGCGCCCGCCAGGAATACGGTCCGCGGCCGCGCATGGTTTTCCGGGTGCCCCATCCTTGTCCGCCGCGGCGGACAAGGGTGGGTCTTTCTTTTCTCCGTCGCGATCGACGCTACGACGAAACAAAACATCGACAGACCCACCCTCGCCTGCCTGCCGGCAGGCAGGCAGAAAACGCGAGGATGGGGCACCCGCCTTCGCCGAGGCTTCGGCGGGCAGGCCCGCAAAGGCAAATTCCGGAAACGCTGCGCGCTAAATTATTGGGCCATACCCCGCGCGCCAGGAATACGGCCGTCGACGCCGCGCGCTTTGCTGCTCGCGCAACACGGCGCGCGAAATTAAATCTTCGAGCGCGTCGGAGCCGGCGTCGTCCCAGCGCTCGGAGAGCGGCGAGCCGCGTGCGCCCGAGGCCAGCGCCGCGGTGAAATACGCGATCGGTTCCTGCGCGTTGCGAATCAGCACGGGACTGGTTGCGTCGGTCAAATTCGGCAGCGAAGCCTGATAGCGCAAGCGAATCTGCGTGTCCTGCGTGGCGCCAAGGAACCACAGGCCGTCGGTGCGCCACTCCCAAAATCCCAGCGCGATTCCCTGCTCTTGCGAAGGCAGGCCGCCGTGATCGGTGAGGTCGATCATCTCGGCGAAATCGTCGGTGGAACCGTTCGCGCGCTCCCACAATTTCACCGGCACCAGCAAATCGAACGGCAATTGATTCGGCGGCGCCGTCGCGTCGGTGATGGAAACCTGCAACGAGGGATCCACCGCGCCAACGGCCGGCACCACGAGCAGCACGTCGTCAGTGATGAACGAAGCCGAGCCGACATTCGCGAGCGCGCGCTGCACTTTGCGATACGCGGCGTTCGCGTACGGCAGCAGCAGCGTGTCGGTGAAAAGATTGCCCGCGGCGTCGTTCAGCAGCGAACGCACGAGCGACGTGATTTGCCCCGCAGTGTTGTAAGCGCTGGTGGCAACGACCGGCATGGTTTTCTCCTTCTATAAGTTTTTCGCGGGGCCGCGGATTTCTTATCGGCGACCGAGCTCGCCCCGGGTCGCTCAGTGATCGCTAACGTTTCGGCGCGGTTGGTTTTCCGGGTGCCCCATCCTTGCGGTTTTGGCAAGGGTGGGTCCGGCAGTTCTGTTCCTGCGCGGCGGAAACAAACTACCCTCGATAGCATGCCGGAAAAAGAAAGACCCACCCTTGCAGAGTGCGCAAGGATGGGGCACCCGGTAAGGCAAATTCACAAATACGCGCGCGATTGGGCGCGGTGTCCCTACCCGCGCAGTTTCTTGCCGATGTACACCGCTGCGGCGCCGCCGACGATGCACGCGGCGATCGCGTAGTGATGAATGCTCAAAATACCTCCGGCGATGAACGCCCCAAATCCGGCGAGCTCGACGATCTCTCCAATTTTCTTCGCTTCCGTGGTTGCAGCGGTGGCAGTCATGGTCATGATGTTCTCCTTTGGTTCGGATTTCGGATTCCGGAACGCGAGCGCCGCGAAAATATTGTGCGCGAGGCCGGCGCCGGCGTTCGGTTTTGGTTTTCCGGGTGCCCCATCCTCGCGGTTTTTGCCTGCCTGCCGGCAGGCAGGCGAGGGTGGGTCTGTCGGTTTTGTTTCTCGTCGTGATGTCAGATGAAATGCCGGAGAAAGAAAGACCCACCCTTGTCCGCCGCGGCGGACAAGGATGGGCCACCCGTAAAAGCGAATTCCGGAAATCCCGCACGCAAATACGGCGTGTGGCACACCACGGGATTACCAATTGCGGATATGTAATCGCGTGACGACCCGCGACGGCAAACCTTCGGTCGCGCGGCGAATGTCGTTGTCCAGCCCCGTAGCCTGCCTGCCGGCAGGCAGGGGGCGGCACAATCTAGCCCAGGGCGGAAGCCCTGGGTAACGGAGACCTAAGTAATCTTTCTCAAATGTTTTCTGGAGCGCCGTAGGTGCGACACAAACAATCGCGGAAATGTAATTTGATCTCACAAATTCAAAACATGTGTCGCCTCTACGGTGCTTAAACATTTGAAGAACAGATCTATTTGCGGATGCGTCCCAGGGCTGACGCCCTGGGCTAGGCTGTTTCGTCCCTGCGGGGCTGGTTTGTTTGCGCGCCGCGATCCTGGCCTGGAGCAGCTGCCGGAACATTCCTGGGCGCGACCGGCGGCGCGGGTGCGGCGGACCGTGTTGCTGACGACGCATTCGCGGCGGCGGACGTTTCGCGCGCGGGCGTTGCGATCGGCGTTGCCGTCGCCGCATCCACCGGCTCGCTCCACAATCCCAGCGCCTTCGCCTTCTCGCGATCCAAAATCGCGCCGCAGGATTTGCATACAGCCACGTGCGGTTTCACGCGATCGCCGCAGCCAGGGCATTCGGATGTTTCGTGCAACTGATAATTCCATTCGCGCTCGAGCCCGAGCTCATGCGCGCCGCGTCGCTGCACGTCGTCCAAGAACAAATACGAATGCGAGCGCGCCCATTCGCGATCGGCTTCGGCGACTTTGCGTCGATAAAAGGCTTCGAGACGCCGGCGCGCGTCGGTGATCTCTTCGGCCGTGGGCTCATCGCCGGCGCAAACGAACGCTCCGAGAAAGGAATCCTCGCCCGCGTCGCCATTGATTTCGCGGCACAAATCGGCGGCGATATCTCGCGCGGAAATATTTATGTCGATGGAGCGCTTATCGCCCATATCGATCACCGCCTTGCGCGGAGTGACGCGCGTGAGCGACGGCAACGGCGCGCTCGACACCGCGCCGCCGGAGTCTTCATCGGCAGCCTGGGCAGAAGGATGCGCTCCGGCAACGTCAGCGGCGCGAATAAAAAACGCGCCGTAGTTGCGGTGCAAACTCCAACTCTGCGCGGTCAGATTTGCGATCACAGCAGTTTCTTCGGACATTTCGTTTCCTCCCGATTCCCCGTTTCCGTTTGGCATCGACTTCGTGGCGCAGACTTTCCTGACTGTGTGTCTCGCAGCATGTGAAACTGTTGTGCTGGGCCGAATGTTTACTACTGTGGTCTGGTCTCACGATATTTACTTGGCCAGATCTAACTAACCCTGCAAACTTGCGCTATCGAGTAGATCGAGGCGTTGTGTACCGCCGCCGTTTGCCCGATGAAGATCTTGCGACACAGGACGCAGTGCTTTTTCGCGACACGGCTGGAGGCGAGATGAACGCACGCTTTAGATTGCTGCTCTGCACGTTGGTCCTACTGTTCGCAGGTTCCGCGGCCACCGCTCCCATGGCGGATGCCCGTCACAACACTCCCAAAACTTCTTCGACTTGTTTCGCCGGATTCCCTCAGGGCGTCTTTCACGGTTCGCCTTACGACGTCACGAACGCCCAGCTCGCGTTCTTCTTGACGGCGTCTTACACCCTTAAAGACCCGACCCTGGCGCATACGAGCATGCCCGGCCTTCTTGTTGCGGACATGAATCCCGTTACCCCGAAGGTCGCATACTCGGTGGCGGATGGAAGTGCGGGCAACTTCTCCATCCATTTGAATGTTTTTCAGGACGATACCCAAGATCATTACGGCATGACCGTCGTCGTAAACGGTCCGCCCACGGTGAATTTCAATGGTTACGACGCGTCGCACACTCAAACCGACGTGCAGTACTTCGGGTTTACGCTGCCGGCCCAATACGTTTCTGGATCGCAGTTGATCCAGGATGCCGGCACGAAAATCGCGACGTATCTATATAGCGGCTGGACGTGTAACTGAAGATTCTTTCGTCAGCCCGCCGTTGTACGATCACTACTTTCTGGCTCGACCGATCGCTTCTGTGTTTCCGCCCGAACGAAATTCAGTCATCACATTGAAAACCTTCACGCCACCGCGACGAACGGCACGCCGTGGAATGCGGGCGCGGCATCGGAGAGCACGGCGTCGGCAAACGAATCGTAATCGCGATCTTCGTGCGCGTCGCGGCGATCGAGCGCGGCTCGGCGTTCGCCGGAACGCAGGCCGCGGCTCCATTCAATCGCGCGCGCGACGTGCGCGAGCGCCGCGGGCGTTAGCGGAATGAAATCTCCGCGCGGAGTTTCGAGCGTGAGGCAATGCTCGTATTCGCCGCGCGAAGGATAAGGACCGAGCGCCGGAATCGCGCGGCCGTCTTCCATCTCCATCGTGTTGCGAAACCAATCGCGCGGAGCGCCGTAAAATTCCGGCGGCGCCCAGCGTTCGATGTGCCAGCGATTCACGGCGGGATATTTCGGTTCGCGGCGCAGTTCGATGGCTTCGCGAATCAGCGCGCCCGAGGAGTCGCGATCCTCAAATTTGCCGCCGACCCACGCGAGTCGATTCCATCCCCACACCGCGCGGAAATTCGCTTCGCCGAAACGATTGATCCCGCCGGCCGCTCGGAGCACGCCCGCGGCCCATGCCGGCGTTTCGTGCGTTTCGCGCGTGACGCGGATCATGGTGGTTTTAGTAGCACAGGCACTCTTGCCTGTGCGCAGTTGGGTTTTTTATTGTCGATCACAAAAGCACACAGCCAAGAGTGGCTGTGCTACGAAAACCGGTTTTGACTTTCCGGGTGCCCCATCCTCGCGGTTTCCGCGAGGGTGGGGCTGTCGGTTTAGTTTCCGCCGTAATGCCGATCATGAACGGGAAAAAAAAGACCCACCCTTGTCCGCCGCGGCGGACAAGGGTGGGCCACCCGGAAAGACGAAACGCCGGAAACGCGGCGCGATCACGATCGTGACCGCCCGCGCTCTAATACCCGCTCGGTCGCGCCAGCGTATCGATGTAGCTTCCGCTGCGCGGCGAATCGTCCCAGACCTGGAAGCCGGTGTCGAAATAAAATATGAACGCCGCGGAAACGCCGCCAGACGCGCCGTAAATCGGAAACACGGTTTGCCCGCCGACCTCGAAGAAATCGATGTCCTTCATGACCGCGCGGCCCCAGTGCGAAAGATCGAGAAAATCCACGCGCGTCTGATTGGCGTTGATCGAAGATTTGATCGGCACGCCGGACATGGTTTTGCGGCCGGTGAAAAGCAGATCGAGATCGCTTGCGCGTCCGCCGCTGCCGCCTTCTTTGATCACCTGGCTGATGGTGATGCCAAGATTCTCCCAAGCATGTTCTTGCTCGACCGATGTGTACGCGATCAGCTTGCCGAGCTGCGAAATTCCCAACGCCTTGCGCACTTTGTTGATCGCCAGACGCACATAGCCGGGCACGAGCGCGGAATTTCCCGCGTTCACGCGCGGCGTCGCGAGTTGCTGCGGATACGTGGCGCGATTCAAATTCAGCCACGTGCCGGTGGTCGCGTTGTTCTGATGATACGGCACGCCGTAAAGCGAAACCGGCTGCGCGCCGGTGAGGCCGTCGTGCACGATCACGTCATTGGCGCTGGTGCCGGCGGGCACGTTGTCGACCACAATCGTTTGCGTCGAGCTGATCGGATCGGCTTGCAGCACGGTGGTGGTCACGCTCGCGGCCGTGTTGCGATTGGTGGTCAGCGTGGGATCGTAAATCTGAATCACTTGGCCAACGTACACGAGCGCGGCGCCGGGCGGCACGTTCATCGTGAACGTCGATCCCGAAATCGAACCGATCGTGCCGAGCACGCCGTTGCCGCCGGTCTGAATAACTTTGTCGAGGAACGAGCGGAATTGTTTCATGCCGTTCGCGACTTCGCGTTTCACGGCGTTCTCGATTGCTTTTTCCTTGTTGTTCGTGGCGTATTCGACGAGCTTCGAGATTTCCACCGCGAACCGGAAAAAGATCGGCGAAATTTGCGCCACGTCGTAGCTGGTGCCCGAGCCGCGGCCCAGATCTCCGCCATCGGGATTATAACTGCCGGCCAATCCGCCGGGATTCACTTGCAACGGCAGCCGCATATTTCGCGAGCTGACGCGTTCCACGTCGCCGCGCGCCTGGATCATGGTGAGCAGCACGTCGTCCCGTTCGTAAAGCAGCGGCACTTTGTCCCGCACCTTTTCCAGTTGCAACGCGATGGTCTGCGCATTCTGCATTTGTGCCATGATTCACCTCGCCCCCGTTTTTGTTTTGTGTGCGTTATGGAATGAAAGATACGCAGCCACCCCGGCCGCGCCAGATCTAGAAAATTGTTTTTGTTTTCGCCTTTGCGGGTGTCCCATCCTTGCGGTTTGTGCCTGCCTGCCGGCAGGCAGGCAAGGGTGGGTCTTTTGTTTTCTTCTGCTCTTAAGCCACGTCGCGAAGTACGAAAAATCGAAAGACCCACCCGCCGCGAAGCGCAACGACAATGCACGCTTCACGAACGACAGCCAAAACTGTTGGTCGCGCGATGAATGTTGTTGGCCAGCCCCGGAGAGGCGGCAGAGCTTAGCCCAGGGCGTAAGCCCTGGGTACGCGACCCAACAAACTCTTCTAATCAAATGGTTTTTGAGCCCCGTAGGGGCGACACATGTTTTCGTCGGGCGCAAAACCTACATCGCGAAAATATCGTCGTCGCTCGTGCGCGCGTAATCAATTTCGCGCGGGCGAAGTGCGCGCGCCGCGCCACGACCGGCCGCATCGCCGCTCGCCGCTGCGCCGACGTCCACGCGGCGCGCGGCAGCTTCCGACCGCGTGGCTCGAGTGCGCGCCGTGGAGAGCACCGAATTCGTCCACTCGCCGATCACGCGTCGCGCCACCGACGGCAGAATTTGCCGCGCGCGTCCGGAGAGCAACGACGCCACCTGCTGCTGTTCCGCCACGCCGAATCGCCAGCCGCGCAGCGATTCGCCCACTTGCGCGGAAAGCTGCGCGTCCGCCGCGAGCAATTTGCCAACTTCGCCGAAAATATCTTCGCCGATGCGCTTCACCGCACCCGCGGCCACGCCTTCCGGCAACACTTGCTCGAGCGTCCGCGTGATCGCGCCGCGCACATCGCGCGCCACAGCTTCGTTAGTGGAATTCTCGAACGCACGATACGATTCCGCGGGAAAGCTCCCTTGCGCCGCGGAAGTCCCTTGCGAATTCGCGGCGTTAGCCGCGCCGGTCAGCGCATCGCGATCCGCACGGATCGCTTTCCGTGAATCGTTCTGGCCGTTGGCGTTTCCTGCGGGGGCATTGCTCTGCCTGTCGTTGTCAACAAGAGCCGGGGTGGGCCCATGCGCAGCCGCCTCGCGGGCATCGCCGTTCCGTCTCTCGTTGGCTTCCCTGCTCGTTCCATCGCGTTGCGCGGCGGTGATGCCGAGCAGCCGCGCAGCCTCATCGAACATCGCGCGAAACGCTGCCGGGTCGCTAGCGAAAAGCGATTGCGCGAGTGCGGTGCGCGATGCGGCGTCTCCGGAATAGTAGCCGGCGTCGAATTCGGCGAGCGACGTGACCGGCAGCGTGCGCTCAGCATTCGCATCGCGTTTCGTGTGCGATTCTGATTCCGGTTTGGCGGCGCGTTCCTCTGCGTCGGGCGCGTTATCATCGTCGCGCCGATCGTCGTCGCGCGAATCTTCCGCGCGCTTTTCTTCCCTGCTGTCGTTGCGTGGGCGTTCTTCCGTCTCGCGGTTTTCCGCGCCAGGCGCCGTATCGCGCGACGCGAATTCCGCTTCGATCGCGTCCCCCGCGCTCTGCGAATCGGAGCCGCGCGCCGCCGATGCCGATTCCGCCTCAATCCCCAGAATCGCCTCATCGGAAAGCGGCGCCGTTTCCGTTGGCGGTGCAATTTGCGCTGTCGGTGTCATCGAATCAACCTCGCGGGATCGTGCATTTGCTCTTCCGGGTGCCCCATCCTTGCGGTTTGGGCAAGGGTGGGTCTGTCGGTTTCATTTCTTCTTAGCATTCGGGAACAGAAAGACCCACCCTTGCAAACGGCGCAAGGATGGGGCACCCGGAAGAGCAACGCCCGCGCTAACGCGATTTCGTTTTATTGCGCCCCGGAGCCGCGGCGGCGTTTGCGATCGCGGCGGATTGCTGTTGCGCCACCAACGCGCGTTCGTGCGCGGCGGCGTGCGCGCGCACATTCGCAAAGCCCAGCGGATTTTCCATGCGCGCCGCCTGACCGGTTTCCGTCGACGCCCAGCGCCGAATTTCTTCGAGCTCCGTCGCGTGGTCGTCGAGCAAATCGTCGACCGGCACGGACGGCAGAATAATTTCGCCCGCGATAATTTCGCCATCCCCCGCGCCCGCGATCGCGGCCGGGGACGGCAGCGCGGCCGCCGCGTCGCCGTTCCTGGGAGCGCCATTCGCCTGAATGGCGCCTTGCGCGTTTTCATTCGGCGGCGAAGAGCGGGCGGAGTCGAACTCCGCCCCTGCAGAAGACGACTGTACTGCGGAAACATTACGATCCCCGCGCGGCGCGACCGGCACCCGCACCGGCACAATCAACGGCGCCGACGTGAGGAGCTGCTGAGTCTCGCGCATCTGCTTCACGCGCGCGTCTTCGCCGGGCACCACAAGCTCCGAGAGCCCGAGGCAACTCTTGATGTAGCCGATATTCGCGGGATCGGTGAGCGCGCGCTGCACCATCGGATCGTTCACCGACATCAATTGTTGAATCACGGCGCGCTGCTGCGATTTTTGACGCGGAAACGCTTCGTCGCTCTCCGGATGCGCGAAAATGTTGCCTTTCAAATCGGCTAGGCGAATCCAGCGCGAACGAAAAATGCCGTCTTCGCCGAGCAGCGGAATTTCCACGTCGTCGGGCCGATTCTTCCTGAAGCAATCGACGCCGAGCAGCATCACGTCGGAATAAAAGTTTTTCAGCCTCCGCCACACCAGCCCCAATCGGCCGAGCGCTTGATCGCGCGCCATGGCGTATCCCGTGGCGGTTTTCTGCGATTCCATTTCGCCGCCGAACACCGCGGGAAATAGTCCGGAAAGAAATTGCGGGATCGGCCCCATCAATTCTTCCTGATGACGCAGCATATCGGGCGGCACTTGCGCCGGCGCGGGCTGGAAAAAACTCGCGGCCAGCGGCTGACCCGGGCGCGCGCGCGCCGGATAATGCGCGGCGGGCTCGGCAGTCTGCTGTTGCAGCGCGTCGAAATCGATCACTTGCGGATCGGCGTAAATCGGCGGAATGCCGTACTCGTAAGTTTCCGCCTGAATATTCGAGAGCGTGTTGTAACGCTCCTGAATTTCCACCAGCGAGCTGCCCACGGCCGGGCGATTCTGACCGTCGCCGGGCAGCGCGTGCAGCACGCGCCAGCGATCGTCCATCGTTTCGCTGCGCGATTCGCAATACGTGTCGCCGGCGAATCCGGCGTAGCAGCCGTCGGGGAAAAGTTGCAGCAGCGCTTCGCGCACCGCGGCGTCTTCAATCGCGTGAAAAGCCCACGGACGAATCCAGGTGCGCGAAAAAGTCACAAGATTTACCAGCGCGTCGCCGGGCAGCGTTGTCGGCATGCCCTGCGCGATCGAAACGCGCGAGGCGCGCGCGTAAACGTCGTCGGCTTCCGCGGGACCGCCCATTTCGATTTTGTCGGCGGCGTGCGGATACGCGGCTTTCAATTTCGCGCGATGCACTTCCATCTGCCATTGCAGATAGGGAAATTCGTGCATCTCGTTGGCCCACACCGGCGTGTTCAATTCCAATCCGCCGACGATGGAAATTACCTCTTGTCCATTCGGCACGCGCCGCGAGCCAACCACACGCGGCACGCAAACCGTTTCCGCCGTGTGCAAATCATCGGCCGTGAGCGCCGCGCCGCATGCCGAGCACGCGGTCTCGGTCTCTGCGCGACTCCGCGAACTCTGCGTCTCAGCGTTATCTTTCTCCGGCAGCTTCCCTGCTGCTGAAGCCTCTGTAATTCCTCCGGCTGCCGGCGTTTCGATTCCGCATTGCGGGCAAACGTAATAATCCGGGCCGAGCGCGATTTCAACCGGCTCGATATTCGGTTCATCGTGCCAACCGAAACGTTGCGCGTCGGCCACGTAGCGCACATAGCCGCCAACTTTGCCGTCGGTCCACAGAAAAAATGCAAGCGCCGTGAGCATGCGCTCGACGTGATTGTTGCGCTCGACCAAATCCGCGACTTCGCTCGCGACGCGCGCCGCCGATAAATCCAGCAGCGATTGCGCCGACTGCGGATAAAAGCGCGTAGTCGGCACATCCTGACTGAGCACCGAAATAAACGAGAGCCCGAACGCCTGGTACAAATTGGTGACGAATTGATAGCGCGGCATGTCCTCCGAAGATTGCCCATTGTGCGCGCCGACTTCCGTCGGCAAATGCCATTGCTGATCGCCCGGATTCCACCACGCGTATTGCATGCCCTGCCAAAAAAGTCGCGCCTGGCGAATACGCCGAATTTCGTAGCGTCGCGCGGAAAGTCCCTCTTCTCGATACTGAACCACCAGGCTGCGCAGAGCGTTCACGATCCGCGGCGCGAGTTCTTCCAGGCGCTCGTTGTTCGGACCGAGTTCGTCGGCCGATGGCAGCGCGATCGCGGGCGCATTTGCTCCGGGAGATGGCGCGTTGTCGCTCGGCGGCACAACGCCGGGATTGCTCCCATCGCGCTCGACAATTTCGCCCGGCGCATTCGGCGCAGCGCCGCCGCCGTTACCCGCCGCGCCACCATTCGCCGCGGCGTTCGCTCCACTTGTCGCAGAGGCCGACGCACCCGACGTCAGCGCAGCCCATGCATCTTCGAGATTAATCGCTGTCGACATTTATTTGTCCTTACGCGGAATCGTGCGGGCGCGGTGGTGTAGTGCGGAGCGGCCTTCTGCGCAACGAGTTAAAAATAGCGTACTGCTTTTTCGACGATCTTCGTGGCCTTGAAATGATTCGCGACGTTCGCGATCAGTGCGTCGTTGCGCGTCGTGATGGCCCAAAAACCGGTGTCGACAGCTTGCACGACGATTTCAAACGCCGGATTGTTCAGGTCGAGCGGCTCGGCAGGCGGCGTGGCGCCGGGATTAACCGCGATTAGGTTGGCCCATTCCGTCTGCAGAATGTTGCGCGCGAATTCTTTCAGCGTGTCCCATTCGATAGCGACAATTTCCTTGCTGTCGGCGAGCGTGCTCCGAAGCCCGAGAACCCACGCGGGGATGGCGTCCTTAATCTCCGACGTCCCGTTGACGAGGCACACAATCTCGCATCGCGCGATATACCAACGAAGACCCGTCGCGAATGGCTCGATCAATTGCAGAATATCGACCATGTCGAACGCCAGGATGCGGCGCTCGTCGAGATCGAAGATTTGGATCGTCGGCATGGACGACATTTTGCTGCGAAATTCTCAGGCTGTCGAGCCGATCATGCGAGCGTCCGGTGTCTTGGTGTGCGAGGCGCGGGCGGCGGCTTGGCGCGTGGCTTCGCGCTCGCGCATCATCGCGATTTGCGGCCACGAGCGTCGCCGCACGACCGGCTCGGATGATTTGCGCGCGGCGTCAGCGCTTTCACCGACGGCGAGCGGCGGAAATCCCGCCGTGCCGAGCAGCGAATTCGTCAGCGCGCGATTTTCCGCGCGCAGCCGCGCAACTTCTTCTTCCAGCATGCGCACATATCGCCCACGCCACGCCCGCGCAATCGCGCGCCACAATTCCATCAGTCGTTCCGTCACAGTTGTCACCAAGCGCGCAAGCGATCTCGTCGCGGCCTTTGCCTTTCCGGGTGCCCCATCCTTGCGGTTTTTGCAAGGGTGGGTCTGTCGATTTGTTTTTCGTTCGGGCGTCGACCTGCCGGTCGCCGGGTGTTGATCGCAAACGGAGAAAGAAAGACCCACCCTTGCACACTGCGCAAGGATGGGGCACCCGCAAATGCAAAAGCCGGAAACCCCGCGCGAACACTCGGCGCGATCACCATCTCCGCGGCAACGGCGCGGGGGCGCGTCCGGCGCGCGCTTCGCCGGCGAATTTGCGCAGCCAAATCGCGCGCGACGTCGGATCCTGCGCGGGAATGCGCGCGGCGAGCGCCATCTCGACGGGCATGCGCGCGGGATCCATGCGCGATTTCAAACCGTAGCGCGCGGAATCGGCGGGATCATCCCCATCGATTTTGCGAATGTCTTCCACGTTCGTGGTGTCGCGCGTGAGCGTCGGTAAGCATTCGAGCAACCGCTCGCACGCGCTGGAAATTTGCCACTGACCGGTTTCCATCATTTGATACATGAGCATCCACCCGCCCACGCGATCGTTATCCGCCGGCGCGGGGCGCGGCAATCCGGCCGCGGCCAGACCGTCGCCCAATTGTTCGGCGATCGAAGCGTCGGCCGTGCGCTCGGCGAACGCGTCCGGCGAAAGAAATATTTCGGAGATGCGTTCCGGTTGCCCCTCGCGTCCCACGCTGCGTTCGGCGATCGCCGCGGCCAGCATGCGCGGCGATAGATGATTTTGCACCAGCTCGCGGTACGTGAGCGTTGATCCATCCGGCCGCGCGGTGTGCCAATAAACCGCGCTGGGATGCTCGAATCCCCAATCGATCGAAATCCAGCGCGGCCACCACTTTTCAAATTGAATGCTGTGCGAAGCCACCACGTGCCGCGCGTGATCGAACGAATCGAAATATTGACCGGCGAAAAGATTCCAATCGCCCTCGAGAAACGCCTGCCGTAAAGCCCGCGGCAGCGAGCGCAGCGTTTTCAAATATCTTTCGTCGTTCGCGTAGATCGGGTTGTCGCGAACCGTGGCGGGTATGAAATCGTAGTCACCGGGATCGTATTCGTCCGCATCTTCCATGCCCGGCGCGGCGCGCTTATCGATCCACAGCGCTTTCACCCAGGCGTGCCCCGTGTTGCCGGGGTTCGTTGCGCCGGCCATTCTCGGAATCGCATCCGCCAGCCGGCAGCGATTTCGCGACGTCAGAAATTGCCACTGTCGCAGCGTGAAGTGCGTGAGCTCATCGATGCCGATGAAAACGTACTCCGCGCCCTGATATTGATAAATATCGTTCTCGCTGGCCGAATATCCGAAGCGCGTCGTGGAACCGTTGTTCCAGGTGACGATGTGCTTGGTGTCGTTGTAACGAAGATACAAATCGCGCGGAACGTCGCGCCGGAAATAAGTCAGCAGCGAACTTTCAAGCTCCGGAAACGTGCGCCGCAAAAGCAGCGTGTCCACGCCCTTATATTTGTTGGCCTGGTAGATCGTTTCGTACAACAGCGCTTTCGTTTTGCCGGGTCCCGCCGCGCCGCCGAACAATCGGTATTTCGCCGGAGATTCGTGAAATTCTTTTTGCCGCGGATGTGGGTCGTAAAGAGTGGCGATTTCGATCGCGCGCGCCGGCGTCTCGCTCAGCTCAGGCGCGTGTTTTCCGCGCTGCTTGGACGAAGCATCACCGCGCTCCTTCTTCGGCGCTGGCTTTTTCTTTCCCTTGCGCTCCACGTGTGGCCGCGATTCATTTCTGGTTTTGGTGTGCCTTTGCTTTTCCGGGCGCCCCATCCGTGCCCGCTGCGGCGGACAAGGGTGGATCTGTCAATCTCGTTTCGACGCGGGCGTCGGCCTGCCGGTCGCCTTGAATTCGGATGGTCCACATCACGATGAACCAGCCCCGTAGGGGCGGCACAATTTAGCCCAGGGCGTAAGCCCTGGGTACGCGCCCCTAATTTATTCTCCTCAAATCTTTTTCCGAGCCCCGTAGGGGCGACACATCTTTTGAATTTGTAGCCTTTGCGCGAAGATAACGATCATGGAGGCCTGAAGGCCTTCGCTACGACGACTTCTGAACGCGCGCGTCGCGATTGTCATGTTGTTGCGCACGGACGGCTTCGTCGTCGTGAACATCATGCTGATCGCTATCGTCGCGCGCGTCGCGATCATCGCCGTCGCGCGAATCCGCCGGCAGTGGCGATTGTTTCAGATACGCAGCGACGCCGATGATCCCGCTCATCGCCGCGCTGATCATCGCGATCGCGAGCGTGGCGCGCAATCCAGCCTGCAAATTGAAATGCATCGGATCGATGCCAACCGCCGCGAAGCCCGTAATGATTCCGTTTGCCGAACCCGCGATCGCCGCCGCGATAATTCCCTTCGCCCACGCTTCCCAAATGACAAATGTCGAGTCGTCGGAATGTGAAATGTCCCGCGTCATTGCGTAGCGTCCGTTTGTTGTGGCGCTTGGAGCACCGGACGTAGCGCCAGTTCTCTTCCCGCTCGCTTTCGAGCCCGCTGCTCGTCGTACTTCCGCCAGTGCGTGCGATTCGCCGCAATCACGCGCCGCACGAGAATTCTCTGCGCCATCGCTGCGAAGCGTGCGAACGGATCCTCGGCCGGAATGTGCTCGCTGCGCCAGGTTTCGCGGTGGCTCATCGCGTCACATTCCACGTGATCTGCGCGTAATCGATCAGCGCGCCCGCGGCGCCGGTGTCGTACACCGATTCCCACGCGATGCTTTGCAGCACGCCGCTAGTCATCGTCGCCGAAAGCGAGCCGCACACCTGCGTGCCATCGATATAAAACGCCGGCGTGGTCGTGGCGTTAAAAGAAATCTCCAGCACGTGAAATGTTCCGCTGCCGGTCGATGTGTATGCCGCGGTCACTCCCGCGCTCACCGAAGTCGCCGTGCCCGAATTGCTGATCACGCAATTCCAATTCGGCGCGGTCGTGGTGCCCGTGCCATCCTCTTCAAAATATGCGGCGGTGTTCGGCGTTTTTTGATTCATCGAAGTTGAATCGAACACGCCGAATCGAATCGTGCCCTCGTAATCGCTGCTGGAAATGCTGTTATTGGTCAGATCCGCGTAAATCGAAAAAGTGTTCGCCGTCGGATCGACTTCCGGATTGTTTTGATTTCCCAGAATGTAATATTCCCAATCGCCGCTGCTGCTTCCCGAACTCAGTTGCACCATTCCCGGATGATTCGTGAAGCGCTGCCCCGCTCCGGTCGGCTGCATGCTCACGCTTCCGCCGCCGCCGTTGGCCACCCAGCCCAGCACGGAGAGCGCGTTGTTGGACATAAAATCGTCGAACAGCGTCGCGGTCGCCGCCGTGAACGTCGCAGCCGCCGGAGTCGAGCAATTCGCGTTGCCGCTCGCGGCGATTCCCTTCGCGAATTGCGTGCCGGAACATTGCGTCGGCGTTGCGGCGAGCGCGGTAGCCGTCGCCGCGTTTCCAGTTGTGTTCGCCGCGTTGTTCGGAATGTCCGCGGAGCCGAGCGATTCGTAGCCCGGCGCGGCCGTCGATCCCGTGTTGTTTCCCCACCACTGATGCGCGCCCGCCGCGCCCAGCGCCAGAGTGACCGCTCCTGTAGAAGCGCTATTGGTAGCAAATGCGCCGTCGCCAGTGAAGGAGCTAACGCCGCCGCCGCTCGCGGAAATCGTTGCGCCGAACGGCCCGCGCGCGATCGTAATATTCGTGCCCGCGGTCCACGGCAAATCGCCGCACGTGTCGTCCCAAACGCTGCCCGCCGGATCTACGAGCAGCGAGCACGATTGCCCCTGCGCGACGACCAGAGCTGCGCTGCCGGTGGAGCTAAAAGTGTAGGAACCCGCCGCGGTCACGGTCACAGCCGTAGCCGAGCCGGAAGTATTGTTGACAAGTCTTACGTAGAAGCCGCTGTTGCTAAGCGTGGCCGGCGCAGGCAGCGCAGTGGCCACCGCGACCGAACCTTTATATTCGATGATCGCATCGCTGTACAAAATCGTGTCGGTGGACGTCGCACCCGTAACCGAGCGCGGCGTCAGCGCATTCAGCCAGCACGCGGGCGCGACCGCCGCGGAAGCCGTCACGTTGTAGCCGCAAAAATATTCGCCATCGCTCGTGGGGGGCGCGGGACCTGAGCTGATCGCCGTGCCCGACGCCGCAAATTCGCCGAACGCAAATTGCGTTCCCGAATTCACCGTGCCGCTTGCGCCACCGCTGCCGCCAATCGCGAACGGCGTCCAGGTGTTCGCCGCCGAACAATATTTCGGCGTGGACGAAGTGAGATTAAACTCGACGTTGCCCTCGGAGCACGCGCTCGGATCGGAAACGCGCGCCACGAAAGTGTAAGCCTCGCCGATTCCAACGGTGCCCTGCGGCGCGGGAAACAGTCCGGTAGGCAGGAATGCCGTCGCGCCGGAATTCGTGCGCGTCGATTGCGCGGCAGCCGGAATCGCAAGCAGCATTGACGCGAGCGCCCACGCGGAGAGTCGCCGCGCGTTCATCGGCTAAAACTCCCGGTGATAGTCACCGCGTTTTGCAACGAGACAAGTTTCAGCCTCGCGAATTTCGCGGTCACAAACGGCGCGTCGAGATGCGCCGAAAAGTTCGCATTCACTTCCGCGATCGCGCCGTCGTTGGTCGTGCCCTGATCGAGCGTGTAGTAGGCCGAATCCTGATCCACGTTCGCGACTTGCACGTCGACCTCAAACGTGCCGGGATTCGCGCTAAATTGAATGTCAGCGGAAAACGGACTTCCGCCGCGACTATCGCGCTCGCCGAGCGCCACCTGCTGGCTCGCCGAGCCGGCCGTGTGCGTTTCGGCGCTCCAAACGGTCTGCGAATCGCCCGGCCAAATGGCATACGGCGGCGAAATCGTATTGTAAGCAGGCATGCAGCGCCTCCTCGGTTCCGGCGTGAATTTGTTTGTCAGGATGTTTCGGAATTCAGTTCGATGCGAATCTAATTCGCGGTCGCGCGTGGCGCGGCCTAATTCGGATTGCCAACGACGATGTAATCAAACGCGTCGCTCGCGCCCGTGCAAATCACCGCGAACGACGACGCCGATTTCGCGCTCAAGCTCGCGCCGCCGTGCGTGGTTTCATCGAAAATGATGATCACCGGCGTCGAAGAATACGCGTTCGCGAACACGATGGTCTGCGCGCCGGATGAGCACGCCGACACGCCCGCGAAATCGCTGTTCGCCGCGGACTGATTCATGTGCCCGCCATTGATAAATCCGCCCTGCCCGCGAATAAAATCGCCGGCCGCGTCGACCACATGCTGCGGCGCGGCGGTGCCGAATCCAGTGTTGCCCTGCAGCACATAATGATTTCCATTCGCGGTGAAGCGCACCACAGAAGCGTTGCCCGCCTCGGTGCCCGGGTTCGGCGGAAGACTCGCGGTCAGCGACGCGCCGGTATCCACAATTGTCGGTGAAGAATTCGCGATATACCCCGTGATGCCGGACGCGCCGCCCGCGCGCCCGTAAAGTTTGTAGCTCGCCGCGCCCGAGCTGGCCGCGCACGCGACGGAAACTTCGCCGTGCCCGCTGCCACCCGAAACTGTCGCGCTCACCAGCGGCGACCACCACGATTCGTACGGCGTCGAAGTCGTCGGCACATCAAGACCGTTCAGCGCGGTCATTATATAAGTGTAAGTTCCATCGGCCAGCGTTCCGCCGCTGGTCGCCGGAGTCGCCGTGCAGTTGCCCGGCGCTTGCAATCCGACATTCAGCGATCCGCCCTGCTGCCCCGCGCTCGCCGCCTGATTGTCCGTCGCGGTCACGCGACTCGCACCGAAGCCCGCCGTTCCGAGGCTGGTCATGAATCCGCACGAGGTCGCCGTGCCCTGAAAAATCTGCGCGCTCGGTCCGCTGAGTATCGTCAGGCCATTCACGCACGGATTTCCGCCGAATACTCCCAGCACCGACGAGCCGATGAACGGCGTCTCGCCACCGCCGCCCTCATTCGCAATGTTGATCACGACGTCCTGAATGGGCGTGTAATAGCCGACGATATTGATGAACGGAATGTTGCTGCCCGCGGAATCCGAAACGGCGTCACTGTCGATCTCGATCAAATCGAAAGATTGGTTCCGCGAGTCCATGTCGATTTGCGAAGTCGGCGCGGATTCCATCAGCACGTCCGCGATGTGCACGCTGTTGAAATTCGGTCCCGTGGAATAAGTTTCGCCGCGCAGCAAAATCCCGCCGTTATAAAGTCGCGCGCCATTCACATAGTCCAGATTCGATGGCGTATTCACGCCGTTCCATCCCTCGAACGCGATCGGATCGTCGATGCCGCGCGGACCGCCTTGATCGTTTCCGATGTAGCTGCCGCCGGTGATCCAGTTCGAGCAGCAGCTGTCCTCAAATTTCACCAGCGCGCCCGCACCGCCGTCGAACCCGGTCGAATTCATTTTCACTTGCACGTTCACCAGATGATTCTCGGCGGAAAATGGGCCGGCCTCGAAGTACGCGCCGTTGGTCGTTCCGCCGTAAAGATTCTGCAGCGTGACGGTGCCGCCCACACTGAGCCAAACCGGATACGTTCCCGCACCGGAATCGCTCGCCCGCCAACTCGCGTTCGGCGCCTGCGCATACGAGAGCACCAAATTTCCGCCGCCAATGCCCTCGAACGCCCAGCCCTGATTCACTACCGACGTGTTCGCCGCAAAAACAGTGCCGATAATATCGACGGTACAAGGCGAGCCTTCCGCGCCGGCAAACGTCAGCGTTCCGAAAATGTTGTAGACGCCGTGCGGCACATAAATCAATCCGCCGGCCGCGGCCACGCATGCGGAGTCAGCCGCGTTCGCCGCAGCGGTGTCGTCGTGCTGGATCGCGGCGGAGCTAGCGACGGCAGTCGTCGTCGCCGGCGAAACCGTGAGCGTCGTGGTTCCCGCGCCCGACGTGATCCCGCCGATGTAGCGCTCTGCTGTCGCGCTAGAGGATGGAGACGTCGGCACATTCGACGGCCATTGCGCCAGCGCGCCCGCGCCGCGATCGAACCACGGAATCGGCTGCGCGATCGAACCCGCGGTTTCTGTGGCGTTTGTGCCGCTCGATGTCCAGTTCAGTTGCAGGATGTCGCCGGAAACATAACTGATCGATGTCACCGTGAACGTGCCGTTGAAATTCGTGGTGCCGGAGACCGTCACCTGGCTGCCGACAATGGCGTAATTGCACTCCGGACAATATTGATTCACCGTCGCGGTCACGGAAGATCCGCCAGTGCGCACGATGCTTGATGCCGGCGATTGGCCGATGGCGTATGGCGGCGACGCTTCGGCGGAAAATGTGTCCCACGGCGCGCCGTCTTTATAGATCGCGAAAAATGCCGTGCCGGATTCTGGATTCACCGCGCCTTGCACATAATCGTTCGGTGTAATCGTGGCGGGCGCGCTCGTAGTCGTCACGGTTTCGACGGCGCTACAACCGCGCAGCGAATCGCACGCCGAGATTTTGTATGTGTGCGATGTCGAGCCGGCGGTTCCCTGAATAATCGTCGCCGCGCCGGTCGGCGTCGCGAGCGAGGTCGTAGCCCCGGCGCCGTTGATCGCGATTCCCTCGCCGTCCGCGAAATCGATCGCGGCGGTAAGCGGAATCGTTGTGCTCGATGCGGCCACGG